ACACAAATGCTACGAAAAATAAATAAAGGTTCAATACGATGTGATTTGTGTAAAAATAGTGATATAGAAAAATGCTTAACGCAATCACTTTTTATGAAAAATAATATGATTGCCTGTCCTGGTAATATAGTACACGTTGAACCGATAATAGAAGATAAGACTTTTTTAAAAATAAAAAATGATAGTATGAGAATATTTAATAGTATGGATGATGATTTTAAAAATAATTATTATTCATTTCATTTAACAGATGATGATTATAAAAGAATATCAAAGAATATAATAAGTTTTCAAAATGGCAAATATACTGATTTAGATCAGATAGAATATTGGTCAATTTATAATAGTATGAATCAGATGAATTATACAAGTGTTTTATATTGTAAAAAGAACAACCTTGTATTTAAAGCGCATCAACCAATTATGAAATGTGATAATTGTATGACAACATGGCGTGCTAAATCGATAGAAAGATTCAAGAATTGTTATAAAATAATGTGTAAAGATTGTTCATTTGTTAATAAGACTTTTAAAATACGACAGTCTAAAAATATTAACAATGAAATGATATTATATCAATCTAAACTTGAATTAAAGTTTATTAATTGGTGTAATAACAACAACATATTACTATATAATGGTCCTAAACTGATATATAATTTTGAAAATAAAACAAGAACTTATCGAGTAGATTTTTTAATAAAATTTACGAGATCGTCTCATGATATTTTAATAGAAGTGAAAGATAATCACATTTGGCATAAAAATGATATGATAAGCGGTAAATGGAATGCTAAAGAAATGGCAGTCCATGAAGCAATTAAAAAAGGCGAATATAAGGAATATTATATGATAACTCCAAAAAATTGGATGGAAATCATTGACAAATTAAATAAGATATAGTCTGATCTCATATGAAAGTATGAGAAATAATAGTTAAATGCTATTATAATAACAATTCATGTGGGCACACATGATGTTTCATTACTATCAATTGATGATGGTGTTTTTGAAGTTAAGGCAACAGCAGGTGATACTCACTTGGGTGGTTCTGATTTCGACAATATTCTAACACAGCACTTGATAGAAGAATTTAAGAAAAAGCATAAAAAAGATATTAGTGGAAATAAGAAGGCAATTAGTAGATTGAAGATGGCGTCAGAACGTGCCAAGCGTACTTTGTCCTCGTGTTCGACTGCTACTATTGATGTTGAAGCACTTGCTGAGGGTATTGATTTTAATACAACTGTAACTCGTGCCAAGTTTGAAAATTTGTGTATGAGTCTATTTAAGCAATGTATTGATCCTGTCGACAAAGTATTGAATGACGCACATATGGAAAAGAGTAAGGTAGACGAAATTGTGTTGGTTGGTGGATCAACTCGTATTCCCAAGGTTCAAGAAATGTTAAAGGCGTATTTTAATGGAAAGGAATTAAATCAAAGTATTAATCCAGACGAGGCAGTTGCTTATGGTGCCGCTGTTCAAGCAGCAATTCTATCTGGTGTAAGTGATAGTACTACTAATAGTCTCCTCTTATTGGATGTTACTCCATTGTCATTGGGTGTTGAAACTGCGGGTGGTATGATGACTGTGTTGATTCCTCGTGGTACTACTATTCCTGGAAAGAAAACACAAACTTTTAGTACTGCTAGTGATAATCAACCCGGTGTAACTATTCAAGTATATGAAGGTGAAAGAGGGCAAACGGCAAATAATAATAAGTTAGGTGAATTTCAATTAAGTGGTATTCCTCCTATGGCACGTGGAACTCCTCAAATTGAAATTACATATGAAGTTGATGCCAACGGTATTCTATCAGTATCCGCTGTTGAAAAGAGTACTGGAAAATCCGAAAAGATTACAATTAAGAATGAATCTAATCGATTGAGTAAAGAACAGATTGAGAAGATGTTGAAAGAAGCAGAACAATTTAAGGATGCTGATGATAAGATTAAGGCAAAAGTAGAAGCAAAAAATAAGTTAGAAGGATATTGTTTGTCTGTACGATCAACTATGTTGGATGATGAAAAGATGAAAACTGCTCTAGGTGATGATACCGAACAGGTAGAAACTCTTACAAAGGATACATTAAGTTGGTTAGAATCTGATCACACTACAGAAGAATATGAATCTAAACAAAAAGAAGTAGAAGGTGTATTAATGCCAATTGTTCAAAAAGCGTACAAATCTAATATGCCTGAAGGTGGTGGTATGCCGGGTGGTATGCCTGGTGGTATGCCTGGTGGTATGCCGGGTGGTATGCCTGGTGGTATGCCGGGTGGTATGCCGGGTGGTATGCCTGGTGGTATGCCTAACATTACACCTGAAATGGCTGAGATGTTTAGTAAAATGGGAGGAATGGGAGGAATGGGGAAACCCAGCGATGAGACGCCAATTGCCGAAGAAGTCGATTAAAAAATATATATCTTATAATATATAATTAAATTATCTTAATTAAATTATATATGAATAATTTAAGTAATATGGATTTAGGAAATGATATATTGAATTATAAAGAAGATTTTGTAAATAAATATGGAAATTATTATAAAAAATTTACAGAATTAGATATATTAGGACATATAAAAACATATGGAATATACATTCTAGTATTTATTTTTGCGATCGTATTAATGATAATATGCTTTGGATTATCTATTTCATTAAAACCAACAACTAGAAAAATACTATATTATATTGGATGGTTTTTTACAATAGTAGCAATTATAATATTAGGATATGGAATATATTTATATTATTTTGTTTATTTAAAACACCGAAATGAATGGTTTAAAGATTTACCATCATTTGGGCAAAAAGAGGTAGATTTGCTAAAAAAAATCAGTAATACCGGTGAATCATTAAAAGGTCAAATAGGAGAATCATTAAAAAGTCAAATTGGAGAATCATTAAAAGGTCAAATAGGAGAATCATTAAAAAGTCAAATTGGAGAATCATTAAAAGGTCAGATGGGACAATCTATAAAAAGTCAAATTGGCGAATCATTAAAAGGTCAGATGGGACAATCTATAAAAAGTCAAATTGGCGAATCATTAAAAGGTCAGATGGGACAATCTATAAAAAGTCAAATTGGTGAATCATTAAAAGGTCAGATGGGACAATCTATAAAAAGTCAAATTGGTGAATCATTAAAAGGTCAGATGGGACAATCTATAAAAAGTTAAATTGGTGAATTATAAAAATATCTAGATAATTATATCTATATTATTATATATGAATTTTTTCAGTGGTTTATTCAAGACAGGATTGGAAAGCAATATATTAAATTATAAAGTAGACTTTAGTAAAAATTATGGTGATTATAATGAAAATTTTACACAATTAGATACATATGGTAATATGAAAATGGCAGGACCATTTATTTTTATTTTTATTCTCTCTGTAATATTACTAATAATATTTTTTAGTTTATCAAGTAGTGGTGTTTTTACACCAACTACTAATAAAATTTTGTATTATATAGGATGGTTTTTTGTAATAGTTGCGATCATGATAATGGGTTACGGTTTATATTTATATTTATTTGTTTATTTAGGTGAACATAGTGAATGGTTTAATAGTTTGCCAGCAGATGGTCAAAGAGAAATAAATACAATAAATTCATTAACAGAAATTAATGATAAATTAAAAACTGAAGAAAGGAGGAAGGAAACTATTCGCAGAGATTTGCTAAATGGGAAAGTGTCAACATGAAATACAAATATATTCGCTTTGCGAATAATCTTATTTAATACATCGAACAAATAAAAATTGATATTATTTAATATTAATATTATTATGAAATAATATTAATGTTAACAAGAAGATTAAATCAAGAGATTAAAGATTTAGAAGAATCACCTATTACTAATTGTAGTGCTGGTCCAGTTGATAAAACTAATATAATGAAATGGAATGCAACTATATTTGGACCAGAAGGTACGCCATATATGAATGGTGTTTTTAATCTAAATATAGAATTTTCAGACGAATACCCATTTAAACCACCTACTGTATATTTTACAACAAAGATATATCATTGTAATATAAATGAACGCGGTAGTATATGTTTAGATATATTAAATAAAAATTGGAGTCCAGCATTAGGAATAGGACAATTGTTAATTTCAATTTGTTCTCTATTAGCAGAGCCAAATCCAAATGATCCACTGGTACCAAGTATTGCTGAATTATTTAAAACCAATCGTTTATTACATGATTTTAAAGCGAAAGAATATACACTTAAATATGCCAATTAATTTAATTTCTACATATAAATACATTATTATTACTTTTACTTTTTCTTTCCTCTGCTAAAATAATAAGAGCATCTAGAATATCCCAAATATTCTCTTGTGATTCTGAATCAATATTTAAAAATATATTTCGTAAATCAATCATATCATTTTGATTTATATTATCATAGTGATCAAAAGTTTTACTTTGATTTATAAAAAAATTAATATCTCTTGAGTTAATATATTTTTTATATGGTAACATAGTTGTTGTAAATTTTTCAATTGGAGCAATAGCATTCATTTTAGTCATTAGTTTAAAATTAAATAAGAATTTTGTTCCAATTAAATCTATTGTTTGTTCCAAAAGATCTAATACAATTGAATTGAATTTTTTGATTATATTTGCTGGGTTCATATCTATTATAGTAAATTAAGTAATATTATTTTATATCCTTTTATGTGTCATATAAAAAAATTGAAAATATAATTCTTATTTATGCTATTATGTTATATTTAATTGTATATAAAATGTCATCTATTAAAGGTCATAAAACTAACGATTCTAAATCAACTGAAATTATCAGTTGGTGCCGTTTTATTAAGGCAACCGAATTAGGGCGTCCAATTGGTCATATTGGTCCAGCAGGTATTATAGGTCAAGGTATTAAAATAGTGGGCACTAAAATGTGTCAATACGGTAAACAGAAATGTCGCGCTGCCCATGAACATACACAATTATCTATTCCATCATATATCACTACATGGAATGAGATGGACAAAAAAGATATAAATTTATTATCGATACAAAATAATATCATAGAATCAATTACACAAGGGAAAGATAATATTAAAAATCCAAAGTATATCAGTGCCGCTCAGACTATTAACAAAATGAATTTAGATGAGTTAATTCAATTCTGGTATGATATAACGTGTTTTCATCGAAAACTTGCTAAAGAGTTACCATATAAACGTGGATTTAAAGGTTCAGTTCAACCTGAAATAGTCCATGGTTATCGGTATAGAGAAGATGTACCTACTTTCAACCTAAATGATGAAGATAACATATGGGCATTAAAAAGAACTCTGTGTGAATGTGAAGCAAATAAAAACATGATGACAAATCGACATCAAGTACATACATTTTTTTCAATCTGTTGTGGCGATGACAATGCATGTAAATTAGGTGAACACGATAGTAGTAAGATCGCATGTATCCCTTCATTATTAACCGGAGTATGTAGTTGCTTGTCATTAGAACAAATTACTGCTGAAACGCTACGTATTAATACCATAATATCTAGTTACGATAAACAACTAGAAGATTCTGTTGATATGGATGGATTTCAAGTTAAATTATCTAAAAAAGTTCGAGATAATATAATAGCAGAAAAACATGAACTACAATACGAATTATCAAAATTATTTCGCAAACGACATTATTGTGACGAAGGAATGGTCTCTTTAGCACAAAGAATCATAGAGTCGGAAGAATCAAACAGAGTTGCTAAGGTTGTAGATGTATCAAAGATTGAAATAAAGGCAACTGGAACCAGAATTGTCAAAAAGAAATATTAATTATACTTATTCATATTTTAATTTATTATTTTCATCTCTAATTAAATATTTTATCATATAATCATACATATTACTATTATAATATTCTTTTATAAAATTATTATTTGACGATATTACTATTGGCATTATATGACATCGATAATCATATTTAAATGGATTTGTGTTTAAATTAATTTCAATTGTAATAGGATATTTTAATCCAATCATTGGTACTAGTCTTTTTTTTGTTTTAATTGTAAATGTTTCAGGACATTGTATTCCATTTAATGTAAAAAAAAATATATATACATCTTTTTCTTTATATATAACACCCGCTCCAACTGTATCACCTTGAGTAAATTCTTCAAATATTTTATCTTTTTCACCCCAACAACATATACTTCCATCCATTGAATTATATCCAATACTATCATTAGTCCATCCTATAATATTATTCATATCTATATTTGTTTCGGTTGTACCAAATCCAATACTAGTATTACTATTATTACCAGATATAATTGTAATTTCATAGTAATATACATTGCTTGATAATAAAGTATTATTATATAGTAATGTAAATGGTATTGGAGAATAGAGGGGTGAGGGGATAGTTATATTAGCAGGTAGTATTACAAAATTTTCTTTCTTTGATAATTTATATATATTATTATTTATAATAATATTATCAAGATGACTTGTTATAAAATATGCTGGTAATGGAATAAATTTTATAAAATTATTCAATGTAATAGTTTCTATATTTGTAGTTACTAAATATCGATTCATTATTTTTTTAATAATTTTAATTGTATCTTCTTTATTAGTATGATATGACATGACAATATTTTCTATGGAATCAGTTCTTAGTAATTCAGTCATTATTATATTCTATATTATAATAATATATTTATATGTCAATTTATATCAATATCTTTATAATTATAATATTATTATATCTAATTTTTTTTATAATATACAAACTAAATGAATCATTTAATAGTAATGAATTTATTGCTCCATATTGGTATGGTTATATGAATAATGAGAAAAAACGATCAAAATGTCTTGATTGTGATAATACTAGTAATTTACCTCATCCGCAGAAATGTTTTGACTGTGAAAAACAAGGTGTTCTATGAGACTCTTTTATGAGTTGGGGTGAATTTCCCGCTCAAGACTCTTGTAAAACAAATTGACTTGTCTCATAAGTAATAAGGTTATCATATTTTGATTCATACATTAAATAAAATATAGTAAAGATATATTTTATTTAACTGAGATATAAATGGAGATATTTAGTATTTATCGATATATCCAGTATAACTAGTTGTACCTTTTATTATAGTGGTTCCATTAGATGTTGTGTAAATACCATGGTAATTAATATTAGGTACTATCTGTAAATTACAATTTTTAGATATGGTTAGTTTATTGTTATTAGTAATAGCTCCCGTATTATCGGACGAATAATTTCTATATTTAGCTGCTGTAATATTGATAATAATACTACCACCAGTAGCAGAAAAATTACCCTTATTTAATAGTCCAGAACTACCATTCTCTTGTACAGTTGCTGTAATATATAATATTCCACTAGATAATATCATATCTTCATTATTCACAACATTACCATTACCTATTATATTTAATCGACCACCATTTATATTAATATTACTTGTCATGATAATATAGATTCCAGTATTTGTATTATTTATTTGATTATTATTTATTTCTAATATACCACCTGATATTATAACATTACTATTAAAATACATATTTATACCAGTTGTATTATTTCCAGAGTTTTTTATAGATAATAAACCACCTACTATTTTAAGAGTACCATTTACTAATATACCTTCTGTGTTATCAACAAAGTTTTCTATAGATAATGAACCACCAGCAATTATAAGAGTACTATTTTCAGAAATGATAATACCATCGCTAGAAGTAATATTACCTGATAAAAATATTAATGTAAAATTTGATGATATTGTTATATTGGGTAATGTAATACTATCTGGTATATTAATTATTATATTTTCATTTATTGTGGGATTAGCATTAAAATATTCAATTGCCGCTTTTGATGTATTAAATGTAACGGTTTTTTGTGTAGTTGGATTTCCTTGCGTGGGTTGTATATCCGGTTGTGTCAATTCAATCTTCCCTCCAAGTGGTATGTTTTGATTAAGTGGTATGTTTTGATCAGGTGATATGTATTGAACAGGTGGTATGTTTTGATCAGGTGATATGTTTTGATCAGGTGATATGTTTTGATCAGGTGATATGTTTTGATCAGGTGATATGTTTTGATCAGGTGATATGTATTGAACAGGTGGTATGTTTTGATCAGGTGTTTTGTTTTCATCAGGTGTTTTGTTTTCATCAGGTGTGTATTGGTATTGATAGGGTTTATAATGGTCTCTTATGGTTATATTATAATTAGTAAATAGATTATCTGAATTGGTCCTATTAGTATATAACATATTAGTAAAAACTTGGATACTATTATTATTATATTTTAAAGAAACCGGTATTTTATTATTAATTTGATCATAAATATAAGAATATAATATATTATCACACTCTATATATATTGGTGATACACTTTTGCTACTATTTTCATATGAAATGCTACTAAACTGTAAATTATAATATAATAATGTAGGCAATTCATAACTCTTAAAAATCGAAGTAGTAAATGTATTATTATTAATGTATTCTAATACATTATAATAAATATTATTAATATTATTAAAAGAAGACTGATTCAATATATATATAATTATCAAAGCAATAAATTTAACTCTAATTTTATCACTATTATTAATATTAACACTAAATAAATTTCTAATTTGTTGAAGGCAACTCGTATATACTGCCTCTATATTAAAATTTTTAATATATGGATCTATTAACATTGTACTATAATCATTAAAATTTATATTATTCACAATATTAGGAAAAGATGTTGTAATTTTATTTGATATGTTTTTTAAAGCATTTATATCATTATCTGGTATAATTATTTTGCGAGTGTATCCTCCTATTTGAACATCGTTTTCTGTACTATAGTATTGTATCATTACAGTGAAACTATTTAGATTTAAATTATTTATACTTGATATAGTTGTTGATACACTTTTTGTATTTAATATACTATTTTCTATTTTATTTATATAATTTTCAATAATAATATCATTATACATATCAATTAAAAAATGAATATTATAAACATTTTCATTAAAATCAGATTCAATCGTAGTATTTCTATTTTTTTTTATATCAAAAGAATATTTATAATTAAAAAGAATAATTTCATTAGTATAATTATTTATAATATTTGTTCCACCTAGTATTTGCGTTTTTATTAAATTTGGCATTAATTCTGTTAACGGTAATGTAAATATTCCTGTCTGTGCTATAGTATTTGAAGATTTAATCATTCTATTTATATTACCAATTTCGCTAGTTAATATATCGATTTCTTTTTGATCTAACCAGTCAGGTCCTACTATATTAACCATATCTATGAACAAAAAATTATTCTTCTCTTCCAAATTTTGTATAATATTTTCTAAATTATAACTGGAAGAACTGGAAGAATTAGAAGATACACTTTTAGTAATATCTATATTATTATTCAGTCTATTAAGTTTAATCCTAGCAATAATATATAGATATAAATCAGGTAATATACTATCTAAAATATTAGGAGGCATAGTAGGCATTTGATTTTGACTCATCATTTGTGAAAATATGCCAACTACCATATTATATAAATCAGTCACATTTAATACAAAACCATAATTATCATTCATCATATCATATAAGGAAAAAATAACAGTATTGCCTTGGATAGATTTACCATCTACTTGTGCTATCTGATTAATAAAATCTTTAATATCTATATATTTATTTTTTTGATCTGGATATATATCAGTGGTATCATTTTTTATTATATATAGTATTAATATATTTTTATTAAATTGTTCTGGATCATATACTATATGTAATGGTATTTGCAGTGCCTTTATTATTTTTATAATAAAAGGATTAATTAATTCAAATAATAATTTTAAATAACTGCAAGATACACTCGATGGTATATATTTTGATAATATTAACATAATTAATCCCAAATTAGTAATAATACTTCCTAATAATAACGAAGATTCTCTTAATGTTAAAGTGTTTATATCAATATTATGATTATTAAAAATTTGTTTTATTTGATTTATATCAATCATAGGCAAAAACTTATCAATTATATAAAATGGATATTTTATATATTTATAAACTAAATCCCATGAAAAGGTAGAACCTTCTATTACACCATTTATTATACATGATTTAATTGGCGGATTAACAGATATATATCCCATGCCATCTAATTTAGTCGAATCTACACCCGGTGTATTAATATAGCAATATGAATCTAATACTATTGGACCATCCATTGGAGGTGGTGGAGGTGGGATATCTGGTTTTGATGATGTATCATATTGTGATTGAGTTGACACCATATTCATAAATTTTTCATAATTAGATGGTACAGTTTTATCAAATATATTTTTATTAAAAAAAGATTTAATCTTATCTATTACATTGTCATTTAATTGTGTTTCTGTAAATTTTTCATTAGAAGATACAGTTTTATTAAATACATTTTTATTAAATACATGTTTATTAAAAAAAGATTTAACCTTATCTTTTACATCATCATTTATTTCAGTTTCTGTGAAATTTTCACTTACTTTTGTTGAAACATATGTGCGTATAACTCTACCTGGATCTATTACACCGGATTGTATATTATCTATAATTGTATTAGGAGATGTTGTAGTAGAAGATTTTGTAGTAGAAGATTTTGTCTGTTTTGGTATAGTAGTAGTAGGTGATGCTTTATTAGACACTGTTTTAACTGTTTTATCAGAATTTGGTTGATTAGACATAGTTTTATTAGATAAAACTAAATATAAAATTATAACAATTAATATAATAAAACATATTATTATACCAATTATTATACCACTATTATCATAAGTAAACATATATATATATATATATTGATAAAAAAATTATTCTAATAATTCAAACTTGTTTTCATCAAATATTTTTACAGTAGGGGTTTCTGTCAACACACCATTTGCATATACTCCGTACCGAGCATTTATATCACCCTCGTTGTCGAGAATTAAGTGATAATAGGTATACATATTATTATCAGTAATCTTTGTAAAACGGTTAGATGCTGCAGCAACTAAGACAAACATATTATCTATTTTAGTTAAATTATGAAAAGCTTCAAGATCTTTATATTTATGTATATCTTCAAGAGTTAACGATTCCACCATTATGCCATGTAATCCTGATATAATTAAATCATCAGTCATATTATTTTCTTTTGGTAGTTTATACATGCATTCCATCCAATTATCTGGATTATTTGTAGATGAACGTTTACCTATTTTTATTACCTTTCTATAACCATGTTTATATGTTTTAACTAATTTTCCCGGTCTAATATCTTGAATCTTACAA